ATGGCTTCTGATCCTTCGTCTATAAATTTTTCTTTGCTTTTAGCGAAAGGATCATCACCATCAAAAAGTGCTTCCAAGTTAATATCCATTTCCTTGTAATCTTCAAGTAATGCCTTACTTAACGGTTTAGGCGGTATCGGGGTGACTTGATATTCTGTTTCAAGTTTCTGTCCTGACTTAGTAACTAAAATGTCGTAATTTAAAGGCGAACCCCAGTCTTTTGATTTCTCTAAGGCTCTGATTGACTTTAGAATGCCTTTTTGGGTTATCTCAAGAATTTGTATCTTTTCCTCTTGATAGTTATAAACTGGCATAGCCCAAAAATGTTTGATTCTACTTTCATCATCAACCTCGTCAACCGATATAGATTCATCCATTCTTTTTCTTACAGGTTTATTGCTTCCATCCGGCTGTTCCTTCCAGCCTTCCCAACCCATAATGGGATTACCAAGAATCCTGAATTTATTTTCTCCGTCAACAAATCTCATGTAATTTCCGCTTTTTTGCGGTACTTCGTAGTTATCTGGTAAAAAAGTCATTTATTCACCCCCTTTGTACTTCTACTTAATTTAACAAATGCCTGTAAAAATTTTAATCTTATTCTTTCTGAATCAATTGTTTCCTTTGATACTCTTTGATTTAAAAGACGATCCATAATATGCAATTCTTCTTGGGTAAAACCATCTAAACATTCGAATAACTTTTTGAAAGTATCTTTTTTAAGAATATCAGTTAGTTTATTATCTATTTCTTTTATTTCTTCATTCATTTAAAAATCAACTCCTTCTTCTCCTATATTTTTATCTATCCAGTCTTTGTCGTATTCGCCTCTTAAATTATGGTAAAAGTAATCAATCGCTTCCTGTCGTGTTTCAACTTCACATTCGTCTTCCCAATCGGGGCTTTCGCAATGGGATTTTATAATTAACATAAAATTTCTTTTATTCATATTTCCTTTTTATAAGACATCTAATTAAAAATCTGGTTAATGAATGCATTTGGGTTTTGGTAAGTTCGACTGATTCTTTTGCTCCGCTTTCGGTACCTTGATATATTCGATAGATTGATAAGGTTTTACCGTCAAAGTCAAAGCCCGCACCGGATAAAAGAAACTTACTTACTTTTCCCATATTATTTGACATTCTTCTATTTGTGCTCTTAATTCACTTAATTGTTTTGTAAGTTCGTCAAGTTTCTGATGCATTATCTTAAACTCAAGATCAAGTTTATTTTCGGGTTCAAAGGAATATATTTTACGAAGTGCGTCT